CAGCAAGTTTTGTCTTATATGGTACGGTAAACGTCCCAACAATAGTTTCTTCAGACAGAGCAAGTTCGTAAATCTCTGTTGTAGAAGTTTGAATAGACAGGAAGTTCTCAACCAGAGCACTTGCTGCTTGAATATTAGGATCTGCAATGTCTGCAATCTGTTGCAGGAGACCATCCTTGATATTACTAGGATCTCCACTTACTAAAGTAGCACGCAAGATGGTATCAATAGACCATGTTGCTGCAGATGGTTTACTGATCTGATCTTTAGGATAGGAGACAGTTACAGTCTCACCATACAGAAGTTTGAACAGATAAGCAATACTAAAAGATGTACCCTTTGCAGAATAAAAATCTTTGATCGTTTTGATCGATGTACGAACGTCAATTTTCTTATAATCGAGTTCAGGTACATCAGGTAAGAACTGTTCTGTGTACTTATCGAGCAATCGCTTGACAAATAGTGCGTCAAGACATTTTACAGGTGCATCGATTGCTGCAGCTGCTGCAATAGTGTTATTTGAGAAAATAGCATTACCATCTTCGGTATAACCAGTAATACCACTCGCTGCTCTAGCACAACCTTGGAATTGTGCTTTTTTGTAGTTCTTACCCGATTGAAGAACCTCAAAACCCGTAACTTCGTTTAAACCGATGTCAGCAGACGCTTTTGCCTCCGAAGGAGACTGAATAACGATTGTAGGTGGTGCATCTGCACTATATCCAGTACCAAAGTTGGTAATATTAATATCAGTGATTTGACCGTTGAAGATAGATGCTACTGCGGTTGCTCCACTACCACCAATGTAAGTTCCGACATCATTTGTTCTGTTATCAACGATGTACACAGAAGGAACATCATTATAACCGCTGCCGCCAGAGAGAAGTTCAATTCCAACGATACGACCATCGCCATCAACTCTAGTTTGAAGAACTTGTGCTCCAGTAGGATCAACAACAGCAATTCTAGGTACTACCTCATAACCCTGACCAGCATTGAGAACTGTAATGCTAGTAATCTTACCATCGGTCAGAACAGCACGCAAAGATGCTCTAATACCATCTGTACCAGTGGGTTCATCGATATAAATGACGGGTGGTGTAGTATATCCCTGACCAGGATTAGTAATTGTAATAGTACCACTAACAGAACCGCCCACCATGGTAGGAGGTGCTAATTTTGCTCCACCAGGTTGCTGGAATGTAATTCTAGGAGTAAATGTGTAACCGCTACCAGAATCAAGAACTTCAATTGCAGAAACACTACCACCAGTAACAGTTGCCTTGAGTTTAGCAACCTGAGAACCAGTTTTAGTAGGAATTTCTACGTTGACGGTAGGAGGATTGGTATCACTATAACCAAGACCACCTTCAAGCAGTGTTACAGACTTGATACCATTGACCAGTGCCTTAACAGACGCACCAGAACCAACTTCATCATCAATGGTTACCTTGGGAGGATATTCAAATCTATAGTTACTACCAGTATCGTTAATAGATACACCAGTAATCTCTCCTACAGCATTAACACGAGAGAATCCCTTTGCACCAGAACCAAAATCGGGAATAGGTGCCTCAATAGAGAACAGCGACAAGAATCTGCCGTTCAGAGGAGCAGTCTTGAAGATGAATAGGTTTTTATCGATGTAGTAATCAACTTTAGGTACAAGAAGTCGATTATCATAAATTGCGATGACATACTCATCAGCAATAGGTTCATACTTTTCGTTATTTCTTGTCAGAGGGAAAGCAGTTTCACCCTCACCGAAAGAACTAGAAATATTATCCAGAGCAGGAATCGTGTTTTCAACGAAACCGTTCAAATAGGTAATACTGGTGCTAGTCTCATCATCAGCAGCAGTTTTTGCTCTAGGAGCAGTTGTATAAGTGATATTGCTACCGTTTACCTGATAATCTGTACCAGGAATAAGAGTTTCGCCATAAACTCTCACAATGAGGTGTTGATCAGATGGAGGACCAACAGGATTGTCCTGAGAGACCAGAGGAAAGGTTACTGTAGTGCCATCAAACGAATTAATATTATTCTGAAGGGTAATCCACTTCAGTTTAACCTGATCATACGAAATACCAGGACTTAACGCAATATTTGGAGCATGTTGCGTCTTCTCATAGTAAATTACTTCATCACCGACGAGAATCGATCCATTAGTCTCAAGGAAATCGTCAACACTCTCTACAGTGATATTATCAGCGTCGATTGCTAACGTCTCTACAAGTTTTGTAGCACCGTCCAGGATCCCAATATCCAGTTTATCAATATCGAGATATTGAAGGAAGTTATTGAGAATATTTTGACCTAAACCAGTCTTTTCTTGTGACTTATAGTAATACTCTATAAATCGATTGAAAAGCGGGTACTCAGACTCGATAAAGTCTGGAGTCTGGTAAGACGAGACGTTAGAAACCTTATTTATATCCATCTAATTAAAAACAACTAGAATCGTTTAACGAACCAGTATTTGTAAGCGCATCGAGATCGATTGTTACAGGTGTCTGGTTGAAAACGCTTGGCGTCAAACTATTTAGAGGGATTGTTGGGGGCGGTGTTGTGCCGATCGGAGAAACTGTTACTTCAGGATTAATAATGTTAATGATAGTACCAGGAGTCGATGCAGGAATAGTCGTACTGTTAGCAGGAATGAACAATACGGGAATCTGAAGATCTGTAGGCAGTAAGTTTGGATCAACAACACTACCAACACCAGTAACAGTGTCTGTAATGTTTGTATTGGAAGCATTCGTTACATTGACACCAGCACCGATAACATTAACGGGACCGAAGCAAATTTCACCAGTATCGTAGTTTACCGTACCTGCAGCATTGTTCGTATATACTTTCTTGGTGCCAGAGTTGTAGTAAGTTCTAAGAGTACCAAACCCATCATCTTCAAAATACTGATCAATACCAGGACGATCTGCCGTTCTAAAGGAACCAGACAGTAAGATAGGTTCTTTCTTACATGTTCCATCACTAGCATCCTGACTAGGAGCACTATTGTACAGTGGACTACCTGTAGAGATGCAATAAGTGTTAGTTTGGTTAGTATTTGGTTTAATATACTTCAGAAGAGAAGTTTGAACAGAAACGTCACTAATACCAGAATCTGCTAGGGTAATCGCTCGCTGATAATCCTGTGCTTTAAAGGTAGAGTTGAAGTTATTGATTTGTGTTTGTGTTGCCCAGTCATTGATAGCATTCTGGACATTAGTTTTGATAGTAGATGCATTTGATCCGCTACCAGTATCATACAACACAAAAACTTTAGTGTAGATGTAGATATTGTCTGGGTCAATGATGACAGGATCAATAGATGCCATGGCATATTGTCTCAAATCACTAGCAATCTGCTTTTTAGTGATATCATTCAAAGTTGTACCAGTTTTTGTCTTAACAACAATGAATACTTTTCCGTAAATAGGAGGATTCAAAGAATCTCCACCATATGCAACAACAGAATCAGCATTGGTGTACACTCTCTTGGTAATCAGTGCATAATCCTGCGCTGTAACCGCTCTAGACTGTGCTGAGTAGTATCTGGGTGCATTATACTTGATAGACTCAATCGACTCTGCTGCAGCGCCTTGCTGGGAGCGATCCTTGACAACAACAGTAGCATCTGTTGCACCATAAGAAATTCCAAGAGAGTCAGTGATGTTTCCAATGAAGGAGAAACTTTGAACTTCGTTTGCTTCTGCTCCAGATGTAGTCAAATACTCCAAAGTAATGACTTCACCGTCAGTAACTGCTCTACCAACACTGTCATCACCAAATCTGACCTGATATCTCATGTCCTCACCTTCAGAGAGGAAATATGCTCTGCTGGTAGCGGTCAATCCAGTAATATTGTCTACTCTAGAGTAAAGATCCGATGCAGTAGCGGATTCATTCGCTCTAACTCTAACTGACAGAGTTGCAATATCAACATCCTGTGCAGGAATTGTATATTCTTGCTTTGCAAAGGTGTTTACAATGTAATTGAAGGAAACAATCGCACCTTCATAGATTAATAGGTTATCAAACGTAGCAAGACCAGTAGTTGTATCAACTTGTGTCGTAATATTATTAATAACGTTCCAAATAAAATTACCCCCAGTCGCAACAGGACCTTTTGCCAGGGTAATCGAACTAGGATAACTTCCGTTTGTTTGTACAGTTTGTACAGTTACTTTCAAACAACCTTTTGAAGAAGTAACTGAGTTAGGTGTGTAATTTAAAAGTTTTGCAATGTTAACAACATTGTCTCTAACAGTAGAAGAGGTAAGAAATGCCTCATTCATCGCCATGTTAGCGTTGAAGGCACTATAATAAGAATTATATGCCAGAGTGTCGATCAGATACGACAACGCAGAACCTTCAAAGTCATAATCAGAGAATTCTGTACGAGTTCTCAGATATGACTTGATAGATGCTTTGATATCCTCAAAGTCTAGTGCTGTTAGGTTATTCGGTTGCATTATTCAGGTCTCTGTAAAACAAATTCGATTGTTTCCACAATTGGTAACCCTACGATTCTATACTCAAGAGTGATATTCAACTTGTTACCTTCAGGAATGGCGGTAACATCAACTTTTGTTAGTTCTACCCTAGGTTCATACTGATTAACTGTATTTATGATCTCATCCTTAACGGCATCTGCAGTAAAAGGATCAAGAGGTTCAAAGAGCATATCCATGACCTTTGAACCAACGGTGGGTTGAAAAGGTTTCTCGCCAGGTGTGGTCAGAATCAAATTCTTGATCGCCTGTTTGATGGCATTATCATTTCTCACGATACTTGCGTCATCCGTGAAGGGGTTACGTTTGAATGACATTAAAATATCCGCAAAAGCACGAGATTTTTTAAAGTCACCACTTGTAATAGTCTTTAATGCCATCTACATGATGAGATTTAACAAAACTATTTAGTTACTTACCCTGACCCCTATAACGCTTGCGTGCTTTGTTTCTAGATGTAGCAGCATATTTGGTATGCTGACCACAACCCTGCCTCGTCTTTTTGGGTCTCGTCTCGATATTCAACGAACCACTCAAAGATTTTGAACGTGCTGCCATAAATTAAGTTCCTATAATAACATCAGGGGAAGATCCGCAGATAACTGATCTGCAGGGGAAAGTAGTAGACTGGTCTCCTAACTTGTCACCCATTCTACCTGCAAGTTTACCGCCAATATAAACGGTCTTTGTACTTGCAAAGCATTTGCGAATGTGACCAGCAGCAGACTCACGTCCGCCACTATTATCCTTTCCAGTATACTTATGACACCACCATGCATCAGTGGGACAAACAACTACGCATTTACCCGCTTTTCGGGTTGCCATATACTTGGATTGAGTTGGATGCAACGTCAGGAGATCCGTGTCTACGATAGGTATTTTACCATTAATAATCACATTGTCAACAATCGGTTCATCATACGGTCTTTGGGGGTGTGCTCTCCACTGTCCCATCGTATCATGACCCGCAGCATACTCTTTTTGCTTCACAGATGATAGATTTCCACACGCACAAGGTGAAATTGTTCCGCCACCAGGTCCAGGATGCCAAGATCCCCCACCACCACTTCCGTGTCCACTGCACTTACCCATAAAAAGTGCGGCAGCTTGTGGTCCTGAGTTATCGTAGTTCTGATTGATGTGCGCCATATGTACTATTCCTCGTAAGGATTACCGTATTCACCAATAGCAAGACCTAATGTAAAGGTAGTGCCAGTCATATCATTCAAGAGATCAATCTCACCTGATGCTGACCAGTTTTGGCAACCGCCTCCCAGAGGTCCTACAAGGGTGCTGTAAGACGTTGTAGTGGTAGTTCCATCAGCATTATTTGTAGTGCCTCCTGTCTCTCCTACGGGGGAACAGGGGACGTGTCCACAACCTTCTTGAGCAACCTCGCAACTTAGAGTGACAGAGATCTTTACATCGGGTGTAGTATCAGGTTTGAACTGACGTATCATGTATTTAGTGTACTCTGAAGCAACTGGAAGGTCAGAAAATGGTCCTTGAACCGTTTCAACCATTGCTGTGCGCTTAGTTTGCTCAGCAGGAATCACTTTTTGCGTGATTTTTTCGCCAAAATTGTCTAAATTAGACAATTCATACTCATTTCGCGCTTTAAGTTTGTCTTGAATGACTTCTGGGACGTTCAAATTAGAAATATCCTCGGAATTATCAGCATTATTGCCCGCATTCGCTCTCCATTCGTCAACTGCCGCCTGAGAATACGATTTTTGCGGCATGGTTTCGAGTCTGAGGCGCGTTGGATCGAGTTTTTGCAGAAAAGATGGTTCTGGAGCGTTAGAAACTTGCGTTGGGGGCAGTTCATACGCCGCTCGAATCTTATCCAAGCGTTCTTTTGACGGTTTTGCAGGACCATCAGGCATTTTTTCGTAAATTTCTAGCGCATTGTCAATTTTTGATGGATCATAACCAGGAGTGTCTACACTTTGGGTCGTTCTATACGACGTATTGTTCACATAAATCTGTGGAGGGTTGTCTGCAGAGTATCCAGAACCTCCTTTTACGATTTTAATTGCCGTCAACTCACCATTTACGAACGTTCCTTCCACTTCTGCCTTTGTTCCACCCTCTGCAGGGTCTCCAGCAATGCCTAAAGTAGGTTGTCCACCCTGAACTTTGTCCAATCCAACGCCAGGAAGGTTAATTGTAGTGCCTGTAATCGATCCATTAGTAATAGTTACCGATACATCGGGTTGAAAAATGTCGTTAAAAACGTTTGGTGCGTTCTGAGCAATGGAATTAGTAGTAAATTGAGTCGATTTATCTAAAAATTCGTACACTCCCACCAAAATTGCCCTATCGACAATACCATAACCTGCTTTTGCACTGATTACATGGTTACGACTAGAGGTATAATTAGTGTCTTTTGTAAAATTACTACCATTTCCGTCCAAATAAACAACGTGATACGGAAAATTATTCAGATCAGTGTGGAATGTATGTGTAATTGTGTGTCCATTGATGGTATCACCAATCCTCAACACGTCAAAACCTGCTGCACTACCAACTGCTTGGATAGGTCCAACTGATTTAATCCTTAGTTTTACAGTCAGATTGACTACATTAGCGTTTACATCGGTATAGGGGAACGATAAATCAAACGTTGTACCTGCCGTATAACCCTGTCCAGGGGTCATCAACTCTAGAATACGCCATCTTACACCAGAGAACGTGGGACCTGGCGGGTCAGGGGCATCTAGATCTGCAATAGCACTGACAGAAAGTTTTACTCGGAACCCTGTGGCGCTCGTCCCGCTATCGAGATCATAGATCTGGAAATCTTCAAGTGGGTCCTCGCCCGTGGTAAACGGGTTTTGGGGCGTGTCATAGTTTACACCCTGTGCTTGACCTTCATCCCATACATCAGTCCATGTAACACCGTCATAGGACATCTCCAGGTCAGTGACACCATTAGGTAATGTGGTACTTAACGAGACGTAGGAGAAGCACAGTTTATTCGTGTCTGTGCCAATACCATAGAGTGTGGGATGCGGCGCGTCGGGGTCGCCAGTAATATTACCCTCAGGGACTGTATAAGTCAGATTAGTCTTGGCAGGAGCACAACTAAATGCCGTGCAGGGTTTGCAGACAGTCGATTCTTCTGTGGAATCTGGTGGATCGGGATCACCTGTTACTGGATCAGGGGTTCCCCCAGTAGTTGCATTAGTACGAGTTTGCAAGTAATAGCAAGCAATACCAACGTGACCAGCATCATCTGATGTATCGTACAAATACGAGAAGAATCGATCCGAGAACATCAAATCAAATGATAGTTCATTCGGTCGATACCCATAGTAATACTCGTCTGCACCAAAACAATTGACAGTACGAGATACTTTTCCACAGATTGCGGCAGAACTGGGTGTTCCCCCAGTACGTGTATTAGTAGTTACTGGAAGACTGGGATACATCACAGCAATGCCATCTCTGCGTGGCATATTGAAATTGATATTACTACTGCGTAAATCAGGTACTGGATATTCTGTAAACTCTACAGTTACCTTCTGATCAGCAGCAAGTGGTACAAACTCCTGACAATGATTCGTTGTCTCACATACATCGCCTTGGTTTTTACACCCCACCCTTCAGTTCCTCCAATCGTCGGTAAATTTCATCAAAGTTTTGTTTCGTATCCAAATATTCATCATACCCATCTGGTTTGTACATGATCTTTGTTACATCCTGTAAAGGAATGCCCTGTACATACTGCTCAAGTGCCGCTAAACGTTCTCCAATCTGTTGCAAACACATATTGATAACTTGATGTGCTTCATCGTTATCTCTTAGAAAATCAATCTTCTCTTCACTCATCGTTTGCTTTGCGTAATGTAAATGCTGTACCGTCTTCAGTAATATCGTAATCTAGTTCCGTCCCAATGTCCCAACCAAGTTCCTCACATACTTCATATGGTATCGTAAGGATAAGATCTCCGAAATCGTCTTCTTCAAGTCTGGTTGTGAATCTATGGGACATGCTGCTACAGTCGATTAATTACCTGCGGATTACTGCTTGGATTATCGTTTTTCCACTCAGTCCATAGTGTATATAGATCATCACGAATTTGAGAAGCATACGCAGACGCATAGTAGTCAGCGCATTCGTACATACGAGGGTCTAGAAACCCCTCCAAGATCAATAATTGCTCTATTGCCCATACACGTGTGTCCTGTCGCTCTACGCGGGTCTTGGAGTCCATTTTTTACCTCAGAAAATTTTTTAAAACCTGTGGAAAACTTTTAACGAATAATATCTCAAACGCTCTGGGGAACCTTTGTAGGTTAGGGTAGTGGCCGTTTT